CACTTCTGCTTTGCTTACAGCGACAGGGTCCTGATCAAGCCCGTAGATGCGTTCTATCGCATGATCACGATGTAATAGGGGTACTAGACTGCCTATCCAACAACCCAGCAGAGCCCAGGTTTTATGCTGTGGTGGTTGCTCTATGTTTAACCAGGTTAATAACCAGAATTTACTTGCTAATTGTCCTAAACTGAAAGCATCCTTGGGAAACATACCTGAATTAACCTGCTCCACAAAGCTCGCCGGCAAGGTGCCATAGCGATCACTCCACTGGCGAACCTGTTCCCAGGTGTCTAATTCAATATTATTGATGGGAAAATCTGTCATATAACCAGTCGTAATCGTTAATTAATTCTAATTTACTTAAATTGTTAGCATTTTCTTCGTAATATTCCACACCCTGCATTGCACCTTTAACAGCATACTCTGCAAAAGGCTCAGTGTCAAATGCCGGAGATAACCAATTATCCAGTCTGGCATCTGATTCAGGATCATCATTACGGCACAGTTTAACACATTCCCTGAATGCACTACGCCATGTGGCATACTCTGATGTATTAAATCTGGTGATACAGCTCACATCATCCACCACTTTAAACCTGCTGCTTAATCCAGTTGTGAAGTCCAATCCCCAGGTGTCTGCTTCCAGCACTTGTTCACGGTTAAACAGTTTAACACCACCATATCCATATACGTCACCAGTGATGGGATTCATACTCTTCCACACATGAACCACATCATGGTCATACTGGTCGGGTATATAATCGAAACTGAAGTTATCTGCAATCTCAGCATCACCGTCCACTACCCAGAACATCTTGCTGTTGCACTGGCGAGCTGCCTCCTGGTGTGCGGCAAATATACCTGGAACGTCCTGGATCCACTTGGCGTCTGGAAATTTCTCACATATTTTCTGATATTTGGCTTCTGCATCATCATCCAGATAGGTAATAAATGCTAAATCATAACTCTCATAAGTACAGCCAGGCTCACGCACATACTGTAATTGTTTTAATTTATTGGTTAATATGGCTTCTGTGGTGACAGTGTCAGGGTCTATATTGGTGGGCCACAAGCGTAAACCACCATAACTGTGTACATCAGCACCGCCTGGTGCCATGCGTTGCCATAAATGCACTTTGTTAATGTTCTGCACCTCTGGCTGATAACTGGTGTTAACCACATCACTCAGTAATACCACATCAGTATCCAGTGTCCACACATAGGGAGCGCCAGCATCACGTGCTTCTGTGATGGCAGACAGCACTGTGTCGCGAGTCATTTCTGTTAATTCCACAAACGGCCAGACGTCTGATTCTGTGGCCACTGTGTTAATTAATTTTAATTGTTCGAATTTATTATTCTGTATATCCTCTGATGTATAACTGTGGCCAGTTTCAAAAGTATGTTTGGGATATAATCTGACACCACGATGTACACCATTTAAACTGCCCTGCAGGAACACATGCACATTATGTTCGTCCCACTGACTGGGATAATAATCGAAATTAAAGTCTGCACTGATACGCACATGCGGATCTGTTACCCAGTACATCTGGCTTTCGCATTGTGCGTCAAAGTTTTCCAGTTGAGTGATGATGTCTGTGTCGCCTGATAATTCTAATACTGGATAAGGTTGTTGTACACTGGCAGGTTCCATGATGTATTTGGGTCTGCCACGTTTGGGAGGTGTACGCGGACTCAATATAACACCGCCATAATCATACTGACGATTGGTTACTGGATTTAATTTCTGCCACACATGCAGTTTACCTGCATCATGTTCTGCTGGCACAAAGTTAAAATTAAAGTCTGGCAACACATCAACATGCGGATCCACCACCCAAAACCAGTCTGTTTCAGTATTGGCGGCACCCTCCTCTAAACTGCTGAAGGTATCCCAATTGGCATAACGTTGCGCCGCCAGATTACCCTGGTACTTGATATCCTGTGCCACTGTGCTGTAGTCCACTGGTACCAATTTAGCACCGCCACAGGCTGGGTCAGCAGGGTCTGTTACGCCTGCAGGGTATTTTTCCAGTAATTGTCCTGGTACTTTAAACACATTTATGTATCGTTGTTCGCTCAGTGGTGGTACCCAACTGAAATCTGCGTCCATGATGTGCTCTGCATCTATCATCCAGAAGGCATCAGTGCTGCTCAGTCTGGCATACTGCTGATAATCTGACATATCTGATACATAAAATACATCATAATGTACTGGATTAATATCGGTGTGCAACTTTTGTCTGGTAATATCATAATTTTTATTAACCAGATATATACCAGCCGCTCTGCGATCCCATAATTCTGTGATATCGGCAGGATATTTATTGGGTAATCCCCATTTAAATGCATGTATATAATCTGCTTCGTGTGATTCTGGAATATAAATTAAATCACCATTAAAGTCATATTCCCTATCCACTACCCAAAACCATTCTGTTTTTGCACGTTCAGCAAAATAACCGAATGTTTTATCAGTAAACCCTTTGTTGGTAAAGAATATATCGTATCGGGCATCACGCACTGGACAATGTCTGTGCTTTAATACACCGCCCTGTATGACATCATATGCGGCTTTCCAGTCTCTGGGTACCAGTCTGATACCACCCAGCTCTGCATCCTCCTCATAATGAGTAAAACTCCAGGTTTTTTCTGGTAATTGGTTTGGCATTCTGAACGAGTGTATCACATTGTACTCGAATGGATTGGGCACATAGTTTAAACTGGCTGGATCAATCTGATATTCCCTATCTATTAACCATACATAATCATCGTCATACACATCACGCTGTGAATATTGTTCGGGATCTGATACAAACATCACAGGATACAGTTTACCTGCGTTCAGAACACCATGATATTTTAATTTAGCCTGTGACCATTCACGTGGATACAGTTTAACTCCGCCCTCCTGGTCAGGGTATTTGTGGCTTAATTGTCCTGGTAGGTGAAAACTGTGAATAAAATCAGGCTCATGATCGCCCGGTGCCCAGTCTATGTGTTCGCCCAGTTGATATTCTGGGTCTATACACCACACATAACTGGCATGTGGATTAGTTTCAAAGTAATCGCCTGGTGTTAATTGAAATAATACTTCATAATTCTTGCGGCACACAATGTGATTAACCTGTTTAATACCCTCACTGTCTGTTCGGGGTATTAATCTGACACCACCATAACTGTCAGCACCACGTTTCCACACATGGGTATAACGCTCATCATGCTTTTCGGGTCTGTAGTTTAATACATCTGGATCAGTCACCAGTGTGTCTGCATCAATTAACCAGTACATTTTGGTTTTCGTGCTGATATCTTCAGGATCAGATATCTGTCTGGCAAACGGAACATGGTCTGTGAGCCGGTCATTGGGTCCTATATAGAATACATCAAACATCAATCAGTCCTTTCTTCTTAATATATTTAATTGTTGCACTGGCTATCTGTCTTTGCTCCTGAACGCCGGTGTGGAATCTGCTTCCTATATCATTTTGTCCTGAAAATGTTCTGGGCCATATGGGTAATTGGTCGCCCACCACAACATTATCTGATATTAATCTGGACATTTCTGGATATTCAAACATATCTTCATTGCCCACATACAAAAATGGTATACCCGATAGTTTTAATTCTGTGATCATGCCACTTAATATCCAACTGTCCTGCCTGTGTTTATACTGACTGTCATACAGTTGCTTCCAGTAATGTAAGATTGCGTCTATTTTATCTGGTCCCAGATGGTGTGCCAAACGATTTTGATCGCCCGGTTCACGGGCGCCAGGTAACATATTACTCAGTGTTTCTGAATTTAATAAATTATGATGGAATTTGGGATTTAAACTGCTTAAATCACCATGCATCCGCATGTCTATGTTATATACACCCAAACGCCAGTCGAATTCCTTACCTCGATCAGCACGAAATTCTATACGTTCATGACCAGTATCAGTTACCCATATAAAGTCAGCACCTTCGGCAATGGCAGTTTCCACCTGAAGTCTGATAGCACCATTACTGCTACCGCCTCTGGCCAGTGGAAACAGTTCCCAACCCAGTTCTGATGCCATAACTTCGCTAAAGTGCTGGCCCACATAACGGGCATTTTCATGGTAAACATGTCCTGCAATGGGCTCCAGTGTGACTGGTGCGGCAAAACTGTCTCCGCATACGGCAAATTTAATTGGCTTTTTCATGTTGTAATTTAATTTGCTCTATTAAATCCATTATTTCGTCTGCTGTGGCTTTACCACTCTCTATGGTTTCCCTCACCAGTTGTAATTTGCTTTCCAGTTCAGTCTGCAATCTGCCCACTGCTTCGCTTATCTGTTTTGCAGGATTAAGTGGGCATCTGATGGTGTGGTATGGCAAACGCTCTGCACATTCCAGGCATTTGCCTTCCAGTATGGTTTGTACTCTGGCCATGTTATCAGTCACTGGTGTGTACCTTTACGCCATAATGTTCTGCAAATGCCGCAGCATCGGCTTCATCATCCACTATGGGCTGTCCTTTGATGTTTAAACTGGTATTAACCAACATGGGGCAACCAGTTTTTTTATAAAATTTAGTTAATAATTCATATAATCCAGGATTTTGTTCCCGATTAACTGTTTGTACTCTGCTGGTACCATCATGATGTATAATGGCCGGAAACTGTTCTGGATATCTGCACACCGCCACAAACTGCATGTATGGTGAAACACAGTCATGCGGCATTTCAAAATAGTCGTGTACATGTTCTTCCAGTATTACAGGTGCAAACGGTCTGAATTTTTGTCGCTTTTTGATTTCGTTCATGCGATCTTTAATCTGGTCACCACGTGGGTCTGCCATTAAACTGCGATTACCCAGAGCACGTGGACCATATTCAGCACGTCCATTGGCAACGCCGAATATTTCTCCAGCCAGTGCACTCCGTAATGCACGTTTAACCGGATATGCTCCTGGTATTTCAGTACCCAGATACGCACCTGGCCAGCTCACACGCTCACCGGTCTTATCATAATAATATAATGCCGCGGCACCCAGTGCACTACCAGCATCACCTGGGTTGGGCATTATGTGAATATCATTAAATATTTTGAATAATTTACCATTAGCCACACAATTAAGTGCAACACCACCCATGTATACCAGGTTTTTACTACGACATAATTTACGTGCTAGCTCTGCATAATGGTATATTCGTTCTTCACATATCAGTTGTGCGGCTAATGCCATGTCAAAGTGATTGAATTTTTCGTATCCTGTGGGTAATCCACGCTGTAAATTCTTTCGCATGCGTAAACTGTATCCGTCCACAAAGAAATCCTGTATCATGTGTTTACGTATTTCTGCGGCCACAGTGGGATCACCATATGCTGCCATGCCCATTAAGATATATTCATCCTCCATGGGTTTTAAACCACAATGTGCTGTAACGGCCGAATAAAATAAACCCAAACTGTTGGGGAAATTAACACTATCACGTTTAATTAATTTACCCGAACTCCATTCCCATATGGTGGCAGTGTTAAATTCACCTATGGCATCTATAACCATCACAGCTGCATGTGTATAATTACTGGTTAATACACCAGCGGCGGCATGTGTTTGGTGATGTAAATAGGGAGCCACCACAGGAATACCTGATAATTCTGGATAAAAGTCACGTATCCATTTACGCTGACTGGGTTCCCGTAAACTACTCCAGTTGCCGGCTTTGATATTACGCAAACGTTTTAACCAGTCTTTCTCATGTAATACTATAACGTCTGGTTTACCATACTCCAGTGCGGCATCTATTAATTGTTTATTGATAAACGGATCATTTTTCTGCTTGCTGTAACGCTCTGCGTGAGCCGCAAACAGTATTTTTCCATCTTCCACAACACTGGCAGCTGCATCGTGGAACATACTGCTAATACCTAATACTCTCATTGTGTGTCCTGTACTTTATACTCGTATTGTTCTTCCCAGTAATCACGAGCCGCCGGATCTAATCTGGTGACGCACACTGACATTATCTGTTGTTTGCGTTCATCGTCGGCGTAAAACCATTCCTGTACCTCGTCATGTGTACGTCCACAACTGGTACAGTTAACACCATTGGTGTCACATCTGTCTATGCAAGGGCTTATTATACTCATTATCTGTATATAAATGGATCCCGCTTGCGTAATTCTTCTATTCTCTGCTTGAGCAGTTCTTCTTCACTGATCTTTGCACCCTTCTCTTCAGGGTTAACGTTGGTGCCACTGGGTCCTTTACGGTCTGTGCCGTTAGAACCTTCATGTGTTTGTTGTTTATTGTCGTCTGACATATTCACTCCTGTTAATATAGATTAATTATATAATATATTAGTTCTGTTTCTCTGCTCAATTATTTTTCTCTGAGCTTGTTCTTCTGCTGTTAACTGTCTGGGTATTTCCTCCCAGTCAGATATACTCAGGCGGCCTTGGCTTTGTAAATACTCATACATAATATGTAGGTTTTTACTCACATTAATATTATCCACTGGACCATTGTGTGTGCAGTCTCTGGCAATGTCGTGTACCCAATCACCTGGTAATAAATGTTCACGTGGTAACACCAATATGCGATTATTACTCATGTTGGTTTCGCAGTCCATATTGTATGTCCAGTGTAACACTGGTACACCCACACCGTTCCACATGTATGTGATAGCATCGATGTGTTTACCAGATTGATAATCATCTTCCACCAGTATTTCCCGAACACCATCATCAGCAGGATATTCTGGCTCATAATTTTTTAGCATTATACCGAAGTCAGTTACATCGTTACCATGTTCATCCTGGTGGCCCAGGCTGTATGCTAAATTCCATGCCAGTGTACGACGTTCTTTGTGACTGTGTTGTATAAACACAGCACTGGGTAAGGGTAATCCTGAATTTAAATAATTAACTGTCTGATACAGTGTGGTGCTCACACCAGTTCCTTCCAGCGCCAGGTTCATACACTGGGTATTCATCAGTTTTGCCAGTTGTTCACACCATATTTCTGATTGATGTAAACCCACACCCTGGGTGTAACTGCAACCAAATGCAATAATAAATTCTTTTTCACGGAATGTGTCCAGTTCTGCTGTGCGATAACCCTGAGTATTAAATGTATATTCTATAGTGACATCCTGATATTGCTCAGGCACCAGGTTATTTTTGATATTTTCCTGATAAAATTCCTGTTTATCAGTACTAAACCAATTAACAGTTTGGCCAGTAATCTGAAAATCACAGTTCTGCAACAGACTTTCTTTGGATAATTGTAATAAATTCACATGTGATCCCTAATAGCTAATATTTATTTTAACTTTGTCTGATACGATCAAGAATCTGAGCGGCTTGATCTGCAGCGTCAAGGCTCATCTGGTTTGCACGATACACAGCGTCATGCTCATCTTTACAGCATAACAGGTAGCGGTTTATTATTTCCACTGGGAAACCACGCCTGTCCTTGAGTATTTCACATAATCTGATTAAATTACGTCTGGCACGTTCACGAGTCCGTTGCCAAATCAATTTGCGATCATTGCGTGTGGTCAGATTCTGATTTAAATAATATAATTGTGTGGCCACTGCTTCACATCTGCTTTCCCAATTGGGCATCTGATCAAAACTGTAATCAAAAACATCTGTGTATAATTCGAAACCCATGTTTTTCAGGGCTCTATGATGTCCTTGTGCTGCAATGCACACAAAAGGTTTTTCTGTGAGTAAAGGCTTCAGAGTTTTTTCAGTAATGAATATCTCAGCCACACTGCTCTCTGTTACCACATCCAGTAGTGCCTGGAAATATCCTTCGGGTTCTGTGTGAGTGAAATTACCGTCATACTGTATGATATCATCAGTTTGTAATATATCATTGGCATCATACTCCGGTAGTGCTAGTATTTGTTCAGTCCAGTATTCGCCAGTCTGCCTTTCATAATCAGATTCGGTCCAATGGTTATCAGGATCTGCATATTTGGGTCCGTTCCAGGTTACCACATTGTGATCAATTAAATCGTATTTTGCCAACAGATTCATAAAATAAAATCTGTGCGGATGTTTTTTACCATTTTTACACACAAACAAATGTTTTACAGGTTCTCCTGCACGGCCGTAATACATAATAGGATACATAAAATGCTCAGCATACCTGGCTGTGTGTCTGGCTAACCAGTATGTGTCCCAATGAACTATTTCAGTAAATATTCTGTCGTTCCAGTTCATATTGTCATATCTTACACTGTGACTCTGGGCTGGGTGACAGATTTCTGGTTTTCTAAAATCCACTGAGCGACCCACTATGCAATACAATCGATTGTTATTCTGATCCAGTGTTTTTTTAATTTTATTCAGAAACCAGTCCTGTGCAAGACTAATCATCATTTCATCTGGCAATGGGCCATCCTCCCAGGCCTGATACACTGAATCCTTCCAGCCTGAATATATTATTTCCAGACAGTGAGTGCTTTCCTGTGCGGCAAAGTATAATATGTCTGTGTTGTGATTATCCTTTATGGTTAACCAGAAATTATGCCATACTTTATCACGTGTTTGATCACTGATCACATCTCCCCACAAATTTATTAACGCCCAGTTTCGTTTAAAAGATTTACTCACGCAGTTGTCCTCGAATAATTAATGCTATTTTCTGTGCTTCTGGTATGTCCGCATGCCAGTGTATATTACTATCTGGTTGTTGTGCTGAACAATTCTGTATATCAGTCACAATTTGTGGAGTATTTTCTGAATTTATCACAATGTCACATAATCTGATTAAATTACGTCTGGCTTTATCCCGGGTAATCTGATGTAAATGTTGCCACAATTGTGAATTTATCTGTAATTGTTTTAATTGTTCTGCGATGCATTGTGCTCTGCTCACATAATCCATCAGATTATCAAAACCATAATCAAATATTTCTGTGTATAATTCAAAACCAAACTCTGTGTGCAGTAACTGGTTAATACCTGGTGGACCCAATATAATGAAAGGCTTTTCATGCATGATGGGTCTGGCAGTTTTTTCAGTAAAATATGGTGCCCAAATACAACTCTCTGTAACCACATCCAGTAAGCAACGGTTATAAAACACCGGGACACTGTTAGAAAACATGTGATCGGGCGTGTCTGAGCTTTCTGCGAGCGTTTTCAGTGTGGGTGTCCAGTGGCGGAATTCATATGATCTGTTCACATTGTCAGTGTCCAGCCAACTCACCAGATTGGACTCCAACAGATTGTGCAGATGTAAGTGGTCCACCAGACTGGCTCTGTGGTTATGGCCACGACTATTACGGCACACAAACAGATAATCCTGACTGTGTGCACCACTGTTAACAGGATAATTTCTGATGTCAGCACCGCCAGCAAACATTCTAAAGCTCTGATAAAACCAATAACTGCTCCACCAGTGTGTGGCGTCATATAAATGTGTCTGATTTTGTAAAACTTGTTCTGGTTGTGGAAACAAATCCAGATAAACATCAGAATATTCACTACGCCAGTCCGTAACAGTGCCCACTGCACCTGAAATCCACTCTAGTGTACAACCCTGTGGCTGAATAATATCAGATATTTTTTGCTTTAACTGCCGCACCTGAGCAGAATCAGGCTCATCCAGCATGTGATTAAGTGGGTGGTCATGCTCCTGTGGTGCACAAAACACTATACGGTGGTCAGGATATTGCCGTGCGGTTTCTGAAATTGTATTAAACAAAAACTTCGCACTGTGTCCCATTAGGTCCCAGCCGTTAATTATTCGAATATTATGGGTCATGTGTGGTGTGCCTTTATAAATACTCGAGTATTTATTCAAACAGGACATACACAAATGAGTTTTCAGACGGTTAATAAGTTCGAATCACTAATAGCAGACTTTTATGGTGCACCCTATGCAGTAGCGGTGGATTGTTGTACCCATGCCATAGAGTTATGTTTACGTATGGTACAGCCAGAATTTGTAACAGTGCCCAAACACACCTATATATCAGTACCCATGACGTTCACCAAACTAAATTTAGCATGGGATTTTACCCATTCAGAATGGGAAAACTATTACCACATAGGAAATACTCGTATCATAGACGGTGCCGTGCATTTTGCTCAGGATGGTTATGTGCCTGACACACTGATGTGTTTGAGTTTTCAGTTTAAAAAGCCACTGGGTTTAGGACGTGGTGGTGCTATATTATGTAATAAACAGAGTGATTATGACACACTCAAAAAGATGAGCTATGATGGCCGTGATTTAACAGCAGATGGTTGGTGGGGCGATCAACAAATAGACACTCAGGGATATCATTATTACATGACACCAGAGACAGCACAACTGGGTATAGATAAACTACCAGTTGTTAGTCGTGTGGAGTGGCCCACCTGGAGTTGGAAAAATTATCCAGACTTAACCACCATGCCAGTGTTTGAACAAAAGGGTATGTTGTATTATGTCTAAACCCAGATTTTTTGCATTTGGTTGCAGCATGACACATTTCCAGTGGTTAACCTGGGCAGATATACTGGCCATGCATTATGCAGAATTAGGTTATGACACTTATAACCTGGGTATAAGTGGATCAGGTAACCAGCAAATACTGAGCACACTAGCCAGAGCAGATTTAAAATATAATTTTACAGATGCCGATATTATATGTGTGATGTGGAGCAGTTGGAGCCGACTGGATATGTACACACGATTTGGTTCCAGTGTGCGAAACGAAAAAAATGAAATAGTTGCCAAATGGAATCAGGGCGGTAATATTTTAATGTTAGCAGATAATCTGGAACCAGAAGAAATACAAGCCATGAAATCATATCAGAAATATATCTGGAATATGAATCATGATTTAATTCGTAATATCACAGCCATACACACTGCTAACAAGGCATACCGAATAGCATATAACGGCAGTATCTGGAATACTGAAGGTCCTGGACATGGAAAGATTGTGGACGAAGAGTTTGATCGTGTGACCCGCAGTATGCCAGAACACTGGTATTATAATCCATATGATCATCATGACAGTTGGTCAGCAGAGACCTGGAACTTTTATAATATTGTTGCTAAACTGGACGGGCATCCAGTGCCCGGAGCCGCATTACAATGGGTAACTGATGTAATAGCACCAGAAATGAATATTCAGTTGTCAGACAGCGTGTCTGAGCGTGTGAGACAATTTGAAGGACACTGTGCAAACTATTTAACTCAGTTTGTGGAACTGCACACTGGCAAGGGTTTAAGTGGAAAATTTCACAATGAAGTCATGGGATACTTGCACGATTACACCAACCAGTATCGCTCTGAGTGTGGTATTAAAGACTGTGAAGAGCTGGAATTATGGATGTGTCCACCCAGTGGTAATAAACCTGCAGGCAATGCTGAACCACTAAACGAACTGGGCCAACAGTTCAAGAGTCATTATTCAAAGAACTAGTATCCAGATTATCCAGACTGGTAACACCCAACCCTTCTGCCTGCCACTGTACTTCTTTTAATTCGTCCCATTTAACCTCTGCCAGTTTGCGTTGACGCTTGATTGTGGTGTTTGTAACGGCCACAGCAAAATTATGTTCTAATACCGGCATCATATCCAGATATAAATCGTATAATTGATCGTAACTCTGGCCGTCTAACCATTTAATTATGTCGTATATACGTTGTACACGTTCCAGATGGCTTTCACATTCATCATAACTTTCGTCCCACCATTTATCAAATGTCTGATATCCAAATGTTTTTAGATATTGTAAACTGTGTTGTGGTGCCACCAACAGGAATGGTGTTTTATACTGTATGGCTTGCACTACTTTTTCTGATAAATTGGCAGTGGGCTGAGCAAATCTGCTCTCATTAACTATATCAAACAAACTCTGTCTGTAATAGTCCTGTATGGTTAGTCTGACTGGATTATATGCCACTGGATTATTATAGTTTTCATATCCTGGTACGCCCTGTGGATAAAAATGTCCAAATAATTCTGTTACATTATTAACCTGATCGGTTTTTAAATCCAGACAATATGGTGAATTACTGTTTAATGCTGCTAATCCGCGTTTAATATCCAGTAATAAATCCGGATCTGTGTCTGCTAAATTGTCATATTCTAACCATTGCACACGGTTTAACAGAGTTTCGGGTGTATTATAGAACCAACCCAGGTGTGTATCACGCTCACACAGCAATGAACTCATGATGCATCTGGCTGGAGTAAATCTCCAGTTGGTGCTGATAAATTTCTTTTTGATAGTTTCTCTGGGTTTTACTGTGGTGTCGATGTGATCATATATACTTAAACTACGCATGAACAAATCATTACATAATAATTTCATTTGCTCAGTGTATTTGGGATAATTTTTTTCCACATCATAGTCACCAGTGTGTATGGTTACGTTTGTGAGCTGATTATGATGGCAGTACATACTGATACTGTCCAGTTCAGCCGCACCATTGCGAGCTGGCTCAGGGTTTTTATTGGGATATTCTGAATAAAAACCACAATTAAATGGTCCAAAAGCGGCCGCAGGATCGTCATCAAAGTAACTACACAGTGGCTCATACAGGAATATGTGTAAGCCATACTTGTTCATGTATTCTATTTCATCTGGTTCATGATATACTTCATGCAGTGGAGTAATATATGTGTTAGCGGCCCAGATCATGATGCTGGCATGGCTACGCATTATACGTGCTGGTACTATTTCATACATACCATCGCCACGCTCCAGTTCACGGGCACCGGGAACATATACTCTGTGTGTTAGCAGACTGCTGTTTTCTACTTTTAATTCGTTCTTGGCCATGTTTACATTCCGTTTTCAGGGTACAGCATGTGTTTGTACATCACAGCAGGATCCAGTGTTCCAGTTATTTGTAGTGTCCATCTGGGTTCTGGCCCTATATTACTGGCGGCATGCACCACGTCTGAACTCCACAAATAATAATCTCCGGCGCTCCAGTTAACATACGCCTGATTGTCCATTTCCAGATAGTGTCCGCTTTTCCAATCTTCCAGCATCACCAAACCGCGGTACACATCAGCACGTTCTACCTCAAACACACGACAGTATGTTTCAAAGTGATCCACATGATTGGGCATCACTTCCATACAACTCATCTTGTAGAACACAAAGCCAGGGTTTTCCAAACCCAAGCGTTCTGCTATACTGTATACCCAGTCTGGCATAGGGTTAGCGCCGCCATACATAACGCCGCTGAACTCATTATGATTATAACCCCATTCACGCCAGGTGTCAATCTCCGATTGCTTGATGGGTTGACGGGTATATTCAAACTGTTTATAATCATCATTCCAGTCGGGCTCTAAATGGCCAGACTTTAAAAACTTTTTCATGATCTCTCCAGATCAAGGGTAACACAATGGAAACCCCCGCCTAATGTTCTCTGATGTCTTATGGGCAACATTGCACATTCAATACCGTGAGCTTCTAGCTCACGTCGTAGGTTATGTTGATTTTCTTCCAGTACTACTAAATTGGGATTTACACTAAACAAGTTCATGTTAATCCATTCTGATGCGTTACAGTAATCACCATAATATCCAATATCTGTGGGCTCGGGACACCATATAACGTCCCAACTCCTGAAGGGCTCAGGAAGCACGTCTATGCTTTTGATACGGCTAGGGTTAAGCAACATTAAACCCTCTCTGAGAAACGCTATCGTGCTGTCTATGTGCATGTAACTGTATACACCCTGTAAACGGTGTACTTGTGCATGTATACGCTCTTGTAGATATTCTGACCCAGCATAGTTACCTGAATTACTCACCAGGTATAACACATCTTCGTTAGCACGGATAATATTTGCCGCATCAAACATGGGTGCAGTTTCATGTAATGCCAGTATATCTGGATTGCCCACGCAAGCCAGATTGTATATATCGTCTGAGTCTGGTCTAAAAACTGCCTCTAATTTGGGAAAATGTTCCACAATATTTAAATAATTATTATGTCTGGCACGAATAGGCATGGGTGTTGCCAGTGCTAAATCACCATGTACAAAAACTATATCACGTGGACAGTAGTCATAATACTGTACTGGTGTTTGTGGTAGTGGGCGTAATACTTCTACTCCCTCGCCCTTGAGGAAGTCGGCAAATGTTTCCAGATCCTCATTTGCTTCGTCAATCACAATTTGTGGATATTCTCCTGACGGTATTTCTGATTCGTCTGCTACGTCTGCATAATTAACACATCGCAAACTTTTGTCCATGGCGGGGATACGTGCGCCTGTTGCTGTGCCTACTATTACCTTTTTAAGTGGATCCCATTCATTCTTTGCGTACATCTGTTATTCTATCTCTGTAATGTCTATAGCCATATCATCAGTGTCAGGATTTAAATTTACATTAATGCCAGTGCTGCCAACACTCATGCTGTCTGGTACATCGATCTCATTACTATCACGTTTCCATTGTCCTGAATTAATATAGGTGTATTTAAAACTGAAGTCTATGGTGTTGTTCAATATTTTTTCTTCGTCTAATAAGTTAAAAAACTCTTCATCGTTACGGCCTTCTTTTAAGTCCCAATCTGGTTTAGCCAAACGTCTGGCACGATAAGCCGCATTACTCTTTAAACGACTGTAGTCCTGTGCATAAAATGGTTTGCTTTTACGCTCTGGATCTTCGCGGTCGTCATATGGATTGGGTACTTGTTCAAACTGATACTGGAATGCTGCATTCCATAAACCCTCTTTGCTGATTCTAAACTTGTATGTTCCATGAAACATACCAGGACCAAACTGGCTACCAAACTCACGCAGATCTATTTCTGGATTAAATTTAATTTCAGCTCTAAAGCCGCCACGTATACGCCACAGTGTACGCAGGAACGGCCATATTTCGTTCACCAAACTGTCTGCAAAAGGATTAATATTGGGTTTAATTATGTTGTAATCAAAATCCTCATAGGAAATTTCGTTCATTTCATCTGGGTCGTCCAGGCTAATTTTATAATGTTCTCTCTCCAGTGCAAATCTGATGGGATACTGGAACGGAATATCTGTACAACCAGTCATAAAGTCCAGGAACATGTGGAATAATTTAACACGGTGCATCACATGTGTACCGCCCTTGGTGAAGTCATTTGTGATCCAGTGGTTCTGATATTTGTGATAACTCACATTAAACTTGTGTGGATTCTGTCCCACAATGGTTTCTTGCCCCACTGCCATGCCCACACCAGCACCCACATTGTTGATGTTACCGTTACGGTTACGCCACAAGAACTGCATGGTTTTAGCAAAGTCATCATGTTCCTCTGTGGGAAAGCCCACAATCCAGTTAGTCGCAGCCATTACACCATACTTCTTGCCCCACTTAAAGTTCTCTTCCATCTCTTTAATGGTAACGCCTTTGGCCATGTCGTCCAACACTTTCTGTGAACCTGACTCACAGCCATAGTTTAACATGATGCAACCGCCCTCAGCAATATCTTTAAAGTATGCTTCGTCCATGCGACCATCACATCTGGCATATCCTGTCCATTTGGTGGGCAAGCCTTTTGCTTTAACTGCCAGTGCAAATGCACGTAGCTCGTTAGGATCACCGTTAATCAAACTGTCAATAAACCAGATGACATCGGCGCCCTTGTTATACCATAACCACTCTGCTTCTGTTATAACATCCACAGCCTGACGTTGACGGTATCTCCAGAAGTGTGTCTCTTCACAGAATGTACACTTAGCAGTACAACCACGTGAAAACTCTGACGTTACACCGTTGGGTACACGATACAAATTAAAGTCTATGCCCTCATAGTCTGGCATGGGCATACCATTAATATTGATACGCTCACGTTCGTCCTGTTTGATTACTTGTGGTTCGTCATGCACCACACCATCTTCTATATCGTCCAGTATCTTTAAAATGGCCGCTTCGCCCTCACCGCTTACCACATAGTCGTAGTACCAGTGAACTTTAAACCAATCCTTTTGTACGTTTGATCCGCCCACTGCAATTTTAATATGCGGTGCACGTTCTTTTAATTGTTGCGCCATCCACTTGGTGGGTTCTTCTGAAATATAATACTGACTAAATCCTATAATATCAGGCTCATAGTCCAGCAATTCTTCTATAGCGTCTTCCAGTAGTGGCTCTAACACAGGGTGAATATCCTGCATGTAAGTGTCTCCCAACCAGTGCCAACTAGCACTAGGATCCCACAGTCTGAACGGAATCTTTTCATTAGGACGCCAATCGTTTTGATGTTGGTTGTATGCTCTGATATTTAAATCAAATATCCTACTCTCATATCCTGCACTTTTACATACACCGCTTAAACGAGCCAAGTTAAATGGCGGAAACTCTGGTGCCCATTCTGGACACATAACCAGTGCAATTTTAGTATTACGTGTTTTGTAATCTGTGTATACTGGTGTTAGATTCTTCTGTTGCACCTTTTTTGCATAGGGTGCAATAACCTTCATCATTTCCATATGACGATCGTTCGCTACGTCGGTGTCTAATTGATCAGGCAAGTCTATATTATCCTTTGCCAAGGATATTAGATTAAAGTCTAATGATTCTGGTTTATCTGACATAATGTTGCTTCTTGTTAGTTACCTATATTTATAGTGTGTTTACTGAGTTCTAAACTTTTCCAGAACTTCAGGATTGGCACACAAGTTTTTATCCTGTTTAAGCCATTCTAAATTGTGTTCCACTATGGGCTTTAGTTGTGTTTGTAATTCCACCCACTCTGAATCTGATAAATTGCACAAACGTTTTATTTCTGTAATCAGAATTTCCATACGTTTGATGTCATCAGTTACTGTGTCATATGTTTCGTCTATGTATGGTGCAAATGTTTTGTATCCTATTTTTCTCAGATATTCCAAACTGCCCGGAATGCCCACTAACACAAATGGATGTTTCATGGCAAATGGTTTGTATATTTTTTCACTGTAAAATATACCAGGAAAATATTCTTGTGATGTGATATCATCCATAAAATAGTTTGTTTCGCTTACTATGCTAAAGTAACTGGTTCTGTAATAGTGTATATCCTCCAGTTCTATATCCACTGGATTATCTCTGTCTGCTGTTCTGTTTAACTGCATGGGTAATCTGCTCAAAAACTTATCATAACTTTTTTTCAAGTTTCGGTACCCAGCTCTGTGGCCTGTGCTGTCCATGATGTATTTTGTTAAAATATCATATCCTGGATCCTCACGGGCTAGCTCTACTTTGTCTGTTAACCGCTCCCTAAAATCAAAACTATTATATCCATAGTCTATCAGATCTGCTTCTTCCATGTGTGCCATAAACAATCTTCTGTGTAATCTGGGCACACGGTTAAAATTCAGAAATTTCCTATCTCTGGGTTTGGTTAGGTATGGTAAGCTCACTGCATGTGTTAGATCTTTATCGTGCTCTTTGAATATAGCAGTTTTACAAACCTCTTCAAATCTAAAAAAGCTCACTGGCTCCATGCGAGTTCTAAAACCACAATTGTTATAATAGTGATTATATATCTGAGTGGCGTTCAGGCCTGCTGTGGCAAAAAAGAAATTCACATCTGCATCGGCATAAAAGCACGCCGCTCGTTGTGCTAGTGCAGTTGGACTGGGCTGAAAGTTTTCTTCTGCATTCCAAAACAGTATATTTTTATTGCCATGTTCAATAGCTCGTCCTACTTCTCCAAAAATATCCAGTGGGGCTCTCGATGCTGCTGCCCAATCCATACTACCACCACAGTACACAATGTCTGTGGTTTCGCGATAGGGCGCCAGTTCTGGTATGCATTTAAAAAACACATCCAGAAAGTATTCTTTATTTTCGCGATCCATTTCTGATGCATTAACACATGTTTCCTCTAATACAAATTCACCATCTTTAAAATAATAAAATTGATTACAAAAATTGAATCCATGCCACACATCAAAATCTGCAGGATTAAAACACACAACTGGTGTACCCCATGCACAAAATGCAGGATTTTCACTCAACACTCGTGAGTAGCTCTGTACCAGATAGATGTCAGTAAATGTGTTAGCCAATCCGTCTGTGGCATGAAACGGTTGCATATCCAGGTTTAAATCTTGTGTGATTTCTGACTCACTGATATAATCAAAGCTACCCACATTAGCAACTCTGGTACCCAGTGTGGGTAACAATGCAATGAGGCGGTCTTTTATAATATCAACCACGGTGGTGTCTCATTTAGTTCATCTTTGTATTTGACATTTAGCATTTTTAGATGCTGTTCGCCAGCCCAAGCCATTGTTTTTGTACTGAGTTCAAAGCCCAGTTTTTTCAGATAGTCACAATAGTCTAACACACTAGGGTGGTAATCGTCAAATATTTCACCATTCACTTCATATGAATAACCACTCTTCCAGCCGCTAGGTGCTTGACAGCTCATTAAATCTGGTAACAGGTATGGTTGTATATTTTTGTAGCAATTAACAACATCTGATATATCTGCATCGGGAGCCCTGCCGCTGTATAAGTCCTGCTGATCGAAGCCTATGCCTGTGGTCATGATAACCCGGCAAGGTAAAGAATCCAGCATTCTGATAGCACTGTCTATCAAACTCATATCTCTGATAGTCATACCCCTAGGACAACACCATTGCTCTGTGAACACCTTGGGATATGTGTCTTGGCTGTACAAGTTACCTGGTGTTACCCAGTTGTTGTGGCGTCCATATATGTAACGATCTTCTCTGTAAAATCCCGACCACATTATAGCCAGTATGTCGTTGTGGTCCAGATCTGCTACGCCGTTTATTATTTGACTTACAACAGTGAATATATACTGGTTGCCTGCACCGCTGGTGCCAGCATTAAAATATCCTGCATTGGGTAATTCTTCAGCCAGTATGTCAGCCCAGGTAGGCCAACGATAGTTGGTAAAACTGCAACCCACAGCATAAAATGTTTTATAACTGGCTAAGTTACCCAGTTGTTTTATATCAGTTATTATCATTTGTAATTCATTTTGTGGAAGAAATTTTCTTTATTCACTATCACATTAAAATTATAATCACAGATTTCTCTAGCACGTTCTATAAATTTTTTCAGTTCTGGTTGCGATAAGTTACACAAACGTTTTGTTTCTTCTGCGATAGCCAGCAGTCTGTCGCCGTCATTTTTTATTTTATCATAACTTTCGTCAATGATATCTTCAAAGGTTTTATATCCAATGTGCTTTAAACATCTTAATATACCAGGAGAACTTATCACGATAAACGGATGTTTGAACAGTATACTTTTCCACACCTTCTCACTTAAAAACTGTGTGGACTCAAATCCTAAATGACTTGTGTAATAGTGTGTTTCACTTATCAGACTAAAATAAGTTTCTTCATACAGCCAATTATGGTCCTGTGTCATGGCTGCGCGATTGACTACTAAATCTTTGGTGTCTAAATATAGTGGTTTTTGATGTATTAGTTCTTCTTCTGTTTCGTCCAGTATAGATAATATTTTAGGGAAATCATAATGCATCTCTCTGATGTATTCTACCATTTGAGGCCAAGTGCGATGATCGTCTGACGGTGCTAAACTGATATGTCCATGGTCCACCAATCCATATTTTTTTAACAGCATAAACATAGTAGGACGATGTAAACGCCAACGTCTGTTAAAATTCAGAAACTTCTTTTTGTACGGACCGTCATGCAGTGTTTTTGGTGGTAACCACGTATCAGTATCAGGATGAAGCTCGTCTTCTTTTTCGTGTTTTTCGTTCCTATAAAACTGTACAGCATCTTCTTCAAAAGGTAATTCAAGTTCAGTTTTTATTTGTGGCATTTTATATATGGCGGCAATCCGGTCTACTTCTTCCAGGATGTTAAATGCTCCAGTCATCAGTACAACTTTGTGTACTGGTATGCCTTGTTCAAATATGATGTGTTTGTATAATGGCTCCACTACACTTATAAATGCTTCATGGCTGTTATTTAAAATTAATAGAGTTCTATCCTGAGGGTCTTTGATTTTTACTAATATATCATATGGTATAATTGTATCCAGTTTAATATCTTGGAATACCCTGCCGTCTTTGAATGCCATGTAATAGTATTTGTATGAATCACTTTCAAAGTCCCTGGTTATATACAATCTGGGTGCTGGCTCTACCCTGTACCCATTGGGCTCATTGTGATCCAACCAGTAGTATTCTTCTGGATTTAAGATCTCTCCCATTAGCCACCAACCTCTGTGATAGCGATTTGATTTTCTGCTGTTTCCTTACATAGGTTCCAGAAGTCAGTATACTCAGGATATGTTTCCAGGAAGTTTACATCGCGACGCTTGTCGTATTCTGTAAACCAGTTGTAGAAGTCTATCCTGCCCTGTTCAATTTTTCTGCTATCATACTGTGTGTTTGCAAAATAGTCACGCACACGTCTAAAACGTTCATACTCCAGTTCACTAAACATTTTGGTATCATCTTCCACAATGTTATCCTTGATAAACTGTAAACACTCGTCAAAGTAAGGTAAAAATTCTTCTTTGGGTAGTATGTGCATATCATACTGAATAGGCTCTTTAAGATAGGGAGTATCAAATCTGATTTTTCTCACTGTATCGTCACTGCCCAGCCCATTAGGTATGATGTCGTCATACTTAGCTCGCCACTCTAATACTTTTTCCAGGTAGCCTTTAAAACTTGCAACACTTAAAATGTTGAATGTTACCATGTGAGTGATATGGCTTTTTACACCACGTACATATATGTCCTGATTTTTCTCCCAGATGTTCAAATCAAGTCCAGTACGTAAATACTCTGCACGTTTACCCCACGTATCTATGCTGGTAAACATTTTAAACTGACGTATGCAGTTATTATCCTGTAGCTCTTTCACTGTGTCAGCGAGCTTCTGAACACGTCTGCTGGCATATCCTAGGTTAGTGTTAATGTTGATTTCCAGATGCGGTTTAGGGTCTCTTTTAAGTTCCTCAAACAATCGCCACGTCGTTTTGTGCAGAATAGGCTCGCCTCCAGTAATACGTAGTATGTTTAGAGTTTTACTTACTTCAGGCCACCAACGCCACCATGCCGCAACATAGGGATTGGTTTCCTCATCATCATAGTTTGTAAACCATTCTATATCGCAGTCGTGGTTTTTAACTGTTTCGTATTTGCCATGCTTTTTAATTTCATTGTAGAACATACTACTGTGCATAGGATGACAATAACCACACTTAAAGTTACATTCGTTACTGAAAGCAATTTCAATATACTCTGGATTAATTTTATAGTCTGGTGGATTATCCAGTATCTCATCAAATCGTTCTTCTGTGTATATGCTGCTGTTACGTATTTTTCTGTCTGATACATAATCGTCGCCCATGCTTTCCACATTCCAACAATACTGACAGCCTTCAGGTTTGTCGCCATTTAGCATTTCCACACGCTCGTCAATTTTTGTAGGTGTATTATGTAATACACTTGGTGTATACTTTAATTCTTCTAGTGGAATATCGTGCGGCTTAGGATGATAACAACTGTGTGTTTGTCCTCTGTGCATGTATATGGTAGTGTGATGCCATTTGGCCAAACAAAATGTAGGGCTTGCCTCATCGTTGACTATCTGGTCTATCTTTTTTATTCTGTCTATATGATCACTCATAATAATTCCTGTGTTTAAAACGTTTTTAAATTTTGCTCTAACATGATGTGATATTTTTTAGCCAGCTCTATAACACGTTTATGGTTATGTCTGATCACTGCCTGTACACCTCCGCTGTATACAGACTCATGTATATATGCTAAATCAAAACGTTCTAATATTTTCCATGCCTCATCTAACACACGATCAAGTCGCTCATCATAATCGTCAAATATATCGTATGTTTCGTCGAACAATACTGATTCATATGTCTGAAAGGCATAAGTTTTTTTCATAAAGTCCAGGGCACCCTTTTCATTAAACAATAAAAAAGGTTTCTTAGCCGCCATGACTTTGTATACTTTTTCTGATATAAACATTTCTTTCCACCAGGGAAACGCTTGTTTTAATATCGCAAATTCTTCTTCTGTAAAATCCTCACTTTGTACATAGTCTATGGCAATGTCAAAATAACTGTCCATAACTGCTTTTTCGTATGCATTAGTCATCAGTTCAGGATATGTTTTATCGTAATACATTTCTGACTGACTTTGTCTATCAGTATCAGGATCTTCTAAACTTGATGGGAACGATTTTAAAATCTCTCCATAGTTCTCTACAAATTCGTGTCCTTGATCTGTTAGATCTAAATCGTCAAATATAAAACTGGTAATAATTTTATCTGCATGTTTTTCCATAATTTTGTTATGATAAAACCATGCCATAGTGTCGCCCTTCTGTTTCCTGAATCTTCTATTCAAACAGGTTAAAAACTTAGGGCGTTGTATATTCTCACGATGATCGTTGCAATCTATTTCGCCACCATCATGATCTAAACCAAGTACTGTGGTGATCCAAAAATCACAATATACTACTTTGATTTTGTTTGTTATGTTGTTTGCTTCACACCAACCTTCATAACAACGATTGACCACAGCATTACCTGAAATAAATTTAAAGTTTGACGGATCAAATCCAGTGTTTTCACATGCTTCATGAATAACATCAAATACAAAAACACATTCTTCTGGTCGGGTTTTATGATTCCATAACATGTTAGGCTCATACACCCTACTCAGTATAAATTTATATCCACTGGTCCTTGCCACAGTGAGCTGACGTTCTAATCTTTTTTGACTAAAATTTGCTCCTGCATAAGCACCAAAGATTTCCAACACCCAAAGTTTATCTGGGCCTTCTTCTATCTTGTTAACTGAATATGTGTCATGAATTTGATCCGACATACTTATCTCAATGCATCCTTTCTAGTATTCCCGTAATGAATAACTGTTATGCCATCCAGTTTAGGAATCTTCCTCCATGGGTCAACAACCACACTGCCTTCAGCAAAGTTTAGCTCTGTACCATTTGCAGTTGCCACAGTGAGGGCTTCATCAGCACCTGTAACTCTGTGTTCATCATACCAGCCTTTAACAAAGTCCAGTTGCTCACCATAAGTGATTTCCGGATTGTGTGCTAGCAAGTAAACTGCTGGCTTACTCAGGATATCGTCTGATGGAATCTCTTCCATTACTTCATCCAAGTAATGCAGTTCAGCACCCTGTTGCTCAACATAGTGTCCAACTAACATACTGCTGGAACCTGCATCATATGGTACCAATGGCTTGTAGGCTTTGCCAACAATTACTACTGGCATCTGTGGTGATACACCAGCACCAATTGTGGCAAGATCTACTAACTGCTTTGCCATGTTCTCTGCTTGTACTTCTCTGCTACGCATAACAGCATCAAACAAATCATAACCTAAGTCTAAATTGTCTGCCATCCAACGTAGTGCAATGTTATCTCTGGGGTGACAAGCGCCGCCATCGCCCATGCCAGGTTTCATATAACCTGGTCCCATAATACGTCTATCTGATGTAGCAAGAGCATCACATACAACTTCTGCATTAATGTTGCCCTGCTTCTCTGCGACGTCTTGTATCATGTTTACTAGGCTGACTTTTGCTGAAATAAATGTGTTGTAAAATACTTTAATACATTCACATTCGTCCCATGTGCCTATAACATAACGTGGATCGTTTTGCATGATTGTTTTGTAGAAGTCTACAAGTTCTTTTGCATCTCCCGTTTCGCTACCATCTTCAGTTCCGATCATTACCATTTCTGGATTAACCATATCCCACTTAACTGTACCCATAGCAATTAGATATGGGTTATACACAAAGCGAGTATTTGGCAATAGCGGAACCAGTTCTCTGCGAACTGTACCTGGTAGTACTGTTGATATTAGGACTATTAGTTGATCCTGAGTTGCAACCTCATTTACCTCTGACAAAACTTTTTTTACTAGTGTGTAATCAAAGTCTTTGTTTGGCAAATGGCTGGTTGGTGCTTTACCATCATATTGTGGATCATGCGGAGTCTGTACAGCAACAAAGACAATGTCTTGTCCCCTTACAGCATCTACCAAATTGGGAACCATTGTAAAGTTCTCTGGTTCTCTTGGCTCTACATCGTACCCTACAACATCATGGACCTCAGCGACCATTTCGGCGCAGGCTTGTCCTAACTTGCCCACCCCGATAAATCCGATCGAGGCCATTTGTATCTCCTGTATTGTAGTGCATTATGCACAGTTATATTTATAAAGTGATTCAGCGGTATTACTGATTTTTAGAGTGCAGATTCCATGATATGTAAACTGTTGAACAAATCATAAAATTGTGCTGGTGTCAGGATACTTTCGTGTCCGGTGTCTGGTTCTCCCAGATACTTTTCAATATACTCTACACCATAATATCCTAATGCCAAACAGGGAAAAATACCGGCTTCGCGACCCTCGTACCCTGTGGTGTGATTAGATTTAATAAACCAATCTAGCTCAGAAAAGGTTAACTCTTCTGCTTTGGGTGGGAAACTTTCTGTGGTATAATATATAGAAAACTTCTTTTTATTAGCACCGTTGGAATAGATAGACTTTATTTCCTCATAGTGCTCAGTGTTGTATATAACATGCTCGAAGTTGCTCTTACAGTAACGACAAAGCTCATAGACGTTAACACTGTCCTTGTGTAACTTGATTGTGGTACAACTGGTAAACTCTTTTATATGCTCTGCAGCGTAGCTGTCTGTAGTGCTCCAGATAAGAGGAATACCCACATTGCTTGCAAGTTTATCCAATTTTTCCATGTTTTCTGGTGTTATTTCACTGCGATTAGCAAGCTCTAAATAAGGCATACTGCCCCATGGACTGTTTACTGAAACATATTTCTTTTCTTCTGGTATAATTTCTCTGGGTGTGCTTTTGTTTATAACTACAGCATCAGCATTGCACTGAGCTGCGGCAATTAGTCTGCTTTCTAACAGATCCCAATTATTCTCATGGTATAAGCCTATATTGGCATACAGTTTACAACTCATAACCCTCTGGATACCCTGTATACCACTTTATCACTGTGTTAACACGAAAACTTCTATATGCGTCTTTATCCAAACACCATACAACCAAGTTATCACTAAGTGCATCAAAGTCTTTGATAACAATGTCCTTTCCTGCAACGTCAGAGTTTAATGTACAAGGCATAACTCTGATTTCTTCTGTGTTAATTTTTTTGAATACCACAGTTACTACACCAGACTTTGCTTCTGATATAAATTTTTGTGCGTCTTTCACTATTGCAATAAACCTTTTTCAAGTAGCTCTTGTATTTGTTTCTCTCTGACCATCACACCCCAACGTCTGGGATTTACATAGGTCTTTTTAAAGAACTTACACATTTGGGGATCAGGATCAAACAGCATCATTTCATTAATGCTTTCATTCAACACTCGACCTAAACTGCACACTTCTTTATACAGCATGTTACTGTCCCATTCTTGTTTTGTGTAAGGACACTTTTTATCATTTAGGCCGTCTGCCTTGGCTGCAACTTCATCAAAAAAGAACGACTTAAACCATTCGTAATCTGATATTTCGTTAGTATTCCAATCTGTGAGCACTGCTTTCTCACAACCAAGTCTTGCACCATATATAGCCCACAAGCCGTTTTCAACATCTGAGCCAATGTTGCACCATGTTTGTAGTCTGTTGTAATTTTGCCACCATATTTTTTCTAAAAAATCGTCTGGTGCAACACGTTTGCCTTGATCCAAACTCATTTTAACGCCTTCTCTGAATCCTGCTCTAAATGCTTGGAATGGTGATGCAGTTTGATGTACTTCGCTGTATGTATCATTAAGTTGAATATAATTTAACTTCCAACAAAATTCCATACCCTCTTCATCGTCAGCCGCTTCGTGTGTTTTCATGTCTAATACATATTGGCGCGGCCAACACTTGAGTCCACCATTACCATACACTAAGCCGTTAAGAATATTCTTACCGTTCCAACTAAAAATACTTTCTGAAATATTATTACCGTCATGATCAGAATCTGGTACATCAAGCACTTGTTCAAAAAAGTCATCCATGACAATATTATCACCATCTACAGTGATAAATCTATCTGTTTCTGATTGCTTTGCACATTCTTTATGTGCGGCATCAAAGCCTTTGACTCCGTGAACTCTTTTTGCCCAGGGCACTTTGTTCAACAGATCAGCCCAATGCTCTTCGCAGTTGGGTTCGTCATAAGATATGTAAAATATGTCTAGTTCTGTGACGTCAATTTTAGCCATGTGATTTTACCTGTGTAATATCTATATTTATGACGAGCTCAGAATGCCAAAACTACTTTCTGATGTAGGTGTCAAACAGTTTGTGTGTATAGATACTATAGTCTCTGAAATCATACGGCATATCAATTTCCACACCACCGTCTGATATCAGATCTGCAAGTGATACTAAATGATACCCAAATAACGTATGTGGATCATTTTTAGAAGTGATATAAAATCTTAGCAGTCGTTGCCCGTTTACTGTGGCACTGATAGGATATATTCCTTCATATTGTTTTAATGTGGTTTTACTGATTGCTACCTTTAGTTTATCCTTTGTGATCTCTACCTGTATAGCCCAACCTTTACGTTTCTCTCTGGTGATTTCATACAGAAAATCCTGCTTTGCATCTATAAATTTGGTCTCAATAGGTTTAATTCTGATATAATATACTGTGTCGTCTTTTTCGTTAGGTACTATCTCATAGTCCTCTAAGCGATTATCCACTAAAATTTGTAATTGTTCTTGGGTAAAGTCGTAAGTTAGCCAAGCAGGATCTGGGTCAAAAGTTTGCTCACCGGTCAACGCCAGAATGGTTCCTTCCTCGTTAAAGTATACTTTGTGACTTCTTTTTTGATTTTTTAGAATTAATTTATTAACTCCGCCAGCAGATTTTTTTGAGTCAGCAAACGCTTTTTTACGAGCAAGGGCAGCATCTGAAATGTTTTCGCTTTGTATTTTATCAGTCATGGTATTCTGTCTCCATTTGTGCAAGCATTTCGTCTGTTAACCAATCTTTTTCCACATAGTGAAAAGGTCGTGTTTGTTGAAAGTTTGCTACTTTAAAATCATTATAATTTCTGTAATACGTGGGTAGACTGTCTGTCCATGTATCATATAACGGCATGCCCATTGCATTTTGTATATTGCTTTTCATGTGCACAAACGTTGGATATTCTTTCATATTATCTCTAGTACACTCATGTTCTATTCCTAATATTTGCATCGCCAATGCAAATGCAACATCTCCACTTAACCAGTCTGGCTTGCCTTTTGGCATGTACTTAAAGAAAAATCGTTTCCAGTTATTAAAAATTATTTCAGTCATTGCAAATAATTCCGCGGCGAGCTCTGACTTTTTAAAATACATAAATGCAGTATACACGTTAGGAAGTTCGTTGGCTTCAAAATATTTTCTATAATAGTTACTTGTAACTATTTCATCTCTGTATGTTCGCACATTTGTTGTTGCCCATACATCCTGTTGTGCCAAAGTGTCCCACCAGTGACTTACATCTGTGGGGAATATCATGTCAGTATCCAGTATAACAGTTTCATCATACGGTGTCATGTAATAATATTTCCACTTGTTTTCTATTTTCCATTTGGACTTGGTTGCGGCATCGTTCCAGGGAATATCCACAATGTGATCAAAAACTTCGCGATGCTTATCTGTGATTTTCTTTTTTGTTTGTTTGTCTACGCATACTGTTAGATTACTCACTGTGCTCTGTGTTAACTTTAGGTTTAAGGCAAGTGCGTAGGCTTGACGTAAGTAGTCAACCTTTTTTGTGTTCTGTGCTATTACAATATATCCTCTACTCATAACATTGTTCCCTCTATTAGAGGTGTTCTGATAATCCAGAAAGGTTCTTCTTCTTTTTCGTCCTGTAATGCATAAGCCATAAGTCCCGCCGTGACTCTACCAATAGCCCATTTATTCATGATATGTATATCGTGTCCTTGCCATCTAACTAATGAAAAATCTCCAGGAGATTTGGCCTTTTCAGTATATAGATATATAGCATCACCTTTGACATCATAAATGTCGTCATTGTCAAAAGTTTTATATAGTGTAAACGGTAATTGAGGTAATGCTTTGTCTATGTATCCTCCCCAACTATGAGCTGCTATACTAAAACTAAAATCATTCCTGTATATGGCATTATGGAATTTATATAGTCCTGCATAATACTCTCGGTTATCTCTAACATGCTTCACTAAATTAAAAAATGTTTCCACTTCTGGAGTTTTACGAAAGTAAACCACAGTCGCCCAATACATTGTGATACCCAGTGGATTAAGTCTATCTAAATCAGGGAATCTTCTATCTGTGGCCACATCCTTGTATTCCCAATTCATCATGATTTCATTATTATGTCCCCAACAACGATTTAGCACATCACTAAGTACCAAATAATCCGCATCTATTAGAATGGTTTCATCATAAGGGGATAGTTCGTATGCGTCTGCTCTGTTAACATTATAAAAAGGCAATGTTTTAGGGCTTAGACTGGTATCTTTGTATGTTCTGGTGTTACGGTACTTGAAATCATAATCAGTTTGTGTTATAATATAGTTTGTGCTAGCATCTGTAAACTCGTCGGGATCTATGCTCTCCTGAGCATAATCATATGTATCTTGATCTGTAACTATGGTTACTTGGTCAGGATTTAAACCCAAATGTTTTTGAGCTAACAGAGAGTTTAGTACTGCTAGTTTTATATAATCGATTTCCTGATTGTTATGTGCGAACATTAAAATGCCGCGACTGGGTTTACTCGCCTTCTTCATTTAGATTTAGTACTTTGTGTGTTTTCCTTGATTTACGAATTCTGTCGTATTCTATGTAATAATCATTTGTTACTTCGAAATATCTACTGAGTATTTCTTCATAAAAAGGTGCAATATCAACCAGTATAGGGTTATTGTACACATCCATCAATACAGCAGATTCTGTACCAGAGTCTATAAGCATTTTGCAAAATGTTATAAGTTCGCGGTCTATGTTAAAAGAACCTCCATTAATACTATAGCATAGAAGTCCTTCAGTTTTTGCACGTAGTTGAGCTTGCTGATTATTCATTGTTAATCTGTAATTTGCAAACTCCAGTGCTTTGGAAAGTTTTGAGTCACTCATGTTAAATCCTGTGTGTTCTATATACCTTTACACTATTTATAATGCCAGATATTTTAGTCATAAAAAAGCCGGCAACGCCGGCTTTTTGATAGTGTTAATATTAACTGCCTGAGATAGCACCCTGACTGTCTGTTGGAACTGGGAAACTAAATCCTGAACCACTTGCGTCTGGTTGGTTACGTCTTGCGTTAATAGTTAATGTACCGTCTGGACTTGCGTCGATAACGTTATCGCCATCGTCAAGCAATGTCATTTTAATTGTTACCACAGTTGGGTTAGTTGTACTGTTTACTTTTGCTGATACTTGAGCATAGTCATTTGAATATGGAGCTGCACCACCGTAGTAAATAACCAACTGCTGATATGAAGTTGTTAGTTCGTAAAAACCAATACCGTCTGGAGTACCTGCACCACTTACTGTGTTATTGTGGTATAACCAAACATCACCCAAATTGGATAATTTATTTGTCCACTGGGTATTCTGAGTGTTTGTACCACCGCCACTTCTGCTAGCACTAACACCTACTGCACCACCACCGTTAAAAAATGCTCTACAATCTGCTTCACTGGCGAATGTCCAGGTTGTTTCTTGTGTTAATGTATTAGTCCATGCTGTTGTTCTAGCAGTACTAGCGTCTGTACTCGCTGTGCGACCATTTGGTGAAAATCGTGCGTTCCAGCAATCCTGAATATTTAACATCAAGTTATTCCAGGTTGCTGCAGTGATTGTATCTGACGTGGTTACATCAGTTTCAACACCACTTCTAACTGTGACGCCTAGGAATGCACACATTGCCTGTACGTCATCCTGTAAATCTTTAAAACCACCAGCACCTGTATCTTGTACAGTGTTGCCTACTGTTGCAGAACTTACGCCGGCACCACCTTGACCCCAACCATATGAGAAGGTTGCATCATATGTGCCTAAGGTGACATCATAAGCGGCACCTAATAATTTATCTACATTAGTTCTAGCATTATTGAAGTCATCAGCATCCACCAAGTCTGTACCAGCAACGACTTGTGTCATTGTGGTTAACCCGTCTGCTGTTACTGTTGAGCCACTTGCCATTTAAAATCCCCTACAATTTATATTTAATATTTATCTACTTGACACCTATTACTGCTTCTATAATACCAGGGTCACCGTCATCTTTATTCTGTAAACTTCTGCCAATCACTGCTCTAGGATCGTATGCGTCATTACCTAATGCCCATGCAACACCAGGAACATCTGAACTAACAAGTCTCTCACCTTTGGCAACTTTACCAATTACTTTAACTGGTACTCTACCTGTCATTGCAACTGGTAATCCGTCTGCATCTTTATTCATTAAGTATGCTGGATCTGTTGAGATAACACCAAACACGTCAGTGTCAGCATGTGAGTCAGTCTGAGTAATTTCTGCACTACCGCCCAGTTTCACAACTGTGCCTGGTTCATATTGTTCATCACTTGCGTATATCTCAGCCAAGTCAGCGTATTGTGCCGCTGTTGCTGTACCACTAAATAGGTTTGCTGTTACTGTACCACTGAATGATGCAGCAACACCGCCTGTAATGGTACCAGCAGTAGTACTTAAAGTACCGTCAGTTAATGTACCACCCTCGATTATTCCGGTTGCACCTATAGTTCCTGTAACACTAATAGCACCACTTGTTATTGTTAAACTACTTGACGCACCACCAATCGTTAAATCACCGTTTACATCTAATTCTGTTGTTGTTAATTTACCACTATCTGGATTATATGTTAATGCAGGATCAATTTTACCTGAAGCTGCACCAGCACCATTAACAAATACTAATCGTCTATTATTGTTACCACTTGTTTCTTCTGTTACATCAAACTGTGATACTGATTGTAATCCTACAACTTCACCACCGTTCAGTATGATGTTTGCGCCGGCACCCATTACAATGTTTGCATCTGATGTTAATACACCAGTGGTGTTCAGGGTTGTATTGATAGTAACTGGGTTATTGGCAGAAAATGTGTTGTTGAATATTATAGCGCCATTTGCGGTTAATGCACCCTCCAGGTTAGTTGTTCCTGAACTGATTAAACTAGATGTGATATTAGCACTGTTAATTGTTGCCAATACGTCTACTACTATGTTTTGTGCATCAACGTCTGCACCGTAAATGTTTTCAATTTTTTGAGCGTCTGTACCCAAACTTTGTGTATTAACACCATTAACTGTAAGGTTTCCATTAATAGTGGTATTGTCATTTAACGTTGTTGTGCCATTAAATGTAGACGAACTAGATACTACAATACTATCGCATGTTATTTGATCTGTTACTGCCAGTGTGCCACCCACTGTGACATCATCGTCTACGTTCAGGTCACCACCAAGTTGTACAGGAACACCTGCACCAACTGTGATAGAACCGTTAACTGTAAAATCGTCTACCCAAATATTTCCTACTTCATCACTTGCTGAACCAATGTTGTCTGCATATAAAGTAGAAAATCTTGTAATACTTGTACTTTCAAATTCTGCACGTTGGTTCAAACCTTTTAGTATTTGACCTTCTGTTCTACCGTCTCTTGCGTATGCAATACCACCAGCTGCGATAAGCTCATCAGCCAGGTTATTGACTGTAACACCATCCACAATTGCTGGTTGAGCTGTATCAATAGTAAATTGGAAATCTGAGAAGATAGCCATCATGGTTTCACGTTGACCATCGATAACTGTGCTACCTAAATTAACTGATGCACCGCTAGAGCTACTGCTTTTTACATAATTTAATGCAAGTACTGGGTAACTAATACCTGAAGAGTCTTTGAGGAATACGCTTCTGATTCTGGTACCATAAAATGTTGGACTGTTTACAAGTGTATCACTTGAGTATCTGCTGGTTACTTCACCAGCATAAGCTGCATCTTTCCAGCCTGTTCCATTATGTACTTCTAACTTATTTTTGCTGGTGTCAAAAAATGCTGTGCCACCACCTGTTAGATCTGATGTTGGTCTTGATGTACCAACCATGATATTTGTGGCACGTTTCCAAACAGAACCGTCCCATACACGTAGCAAACTTTCGTCCTTATCGTACCAAAGTTGACCTTCTAAACGAGTACCTGGTGTTGGCGGATTAGGACTTGCAAAATTTTCCAAGTGCCTAATAGTATTCTGTGCAAAATATTGACCGTAGTTAGAAACGTTACGACCAATAAGGGCCAAGGAATAACTGCTAGTGTCTACAACACTATCCGCAACTGTTACCGTTAAGGTACCGTCACTGTTATTAACTATATATGGCATTTATGTTTCCTCAAATCTCGTATATGTTATTATTTATCTGTTTCGTTAAAAATAGTTTTAATCTGATACTATTTCGGATCCGTATCATATATATCCTTAGGATCCCAAGGGTCGCCATCAAGATCCGGCACACATTTTTTCTGTATGAAGTCATATACATATCCTTGTGGACAACCATCCGGAGTTGGATCTGTATCTGGAAGAGTAGCACCACCGATCACCCAGCTAAAACTTAACGTACATGTGGCTGTTGCTGTTTCTCCAGTCTCTGTATCAGTTACTGTGGCTGTACCAGTAATAGTGCCGTTGTACTCGCCTTGTCCAAATGAGAGAACATTTAACAATTTCATGCTGCATGACAAGTTCTTGCCACTTGCAGTTGTACCAGATCTGGTGCCGGCGCCTGATTTTGTTGTGGTCCAGGATACCTTATAATTACCACTACCGCCTGATACTCCTATACCGCCTGACGCTGTAATATTTGTTTCATCGGGCCCGCTGATTTCTTCTATCTTTCCGGAGTAGGTGGCGGCGCCCACACCGTTGTATGCTTTCAGTGGGGTATTAGGGCCACCAATATGCATACATTTTCCAACTGTGTATAGTGCAAATGATGCTGTGGCTGATTTTGACAATCCGTATTGATCTGTAACAGTGAGATTGATCTTACCTGCTCCACATTCGGCGGCAAAAACTCGTGCCGTACTTGGATCATCTAGTGCAGAAATGCTACATGGTCCTGAACCGCTAACAGGTGAAAGACTCCAGTTGTAAGTCCATCTCGAATCTGATTTACCACCTGTAACTGTTGCGGTTGTTAATGCCGTTACACCTTGGACCAAACCGTCTGGATCGCCCTGTGTCTTATTTGCATCAGTCAGCGTTATTTTTATGTCTTCGTATGCTTTCTTGATATTAAATAATTTTGAGCCTTTACCGCCCAGTGTTCCTGCAGGGTAGAATGCATAAACACCGCCAGTGCCATCTTCAGATATGGTTGCTGCATCATCACTAAATCTAAGAATAGCGTATCTGTTATTAAAAAAATTGCCAGTAACTTTTCTAGGTTGTCCCGGCAGGTCGATATACAACAAGTTTCTTTCCTGGGTACCTGTGCTGTTTAGATTACTTCTTACTTCGAAATCTCCAATAAAATCTTCTTTGTCATAATGTTTCAGCAACTCAGCGTCTGGTATCACTTGCCAGGTATCTTTATCTCGTATAGTCCATGTTATCTTTACTGTTCCAGGTGGTGTTTGATCTCCTGGTGCATCAAAAGCAATTCTCCAAGTTGGAGGCTTGGGCTGTCTGCTTTTTATATATAGTGTTTTCGTTCTGCTGGGTGACCCTTGTGAAGTGCTGTAAATAGTAAACCACTTAGTTGGGAACCATTTACCATTAGGCTTATCTGCACTTATTGTGGGATTCAGAATAGGTATTGTTGCTGCTGGATTATTAGCAGTACCTGCGTAATAGTTATTATCTCTCAGTGAGCGTGCATAATCATTGGTGCCGTCATTAGGAGATCCAACTACATTAAAACTAAACTTATGCCAGTTTGAAGCATAAAAAACTAGCTCACTGGGTACCGGTACCCCGGCTTCCTCAGCATATACCATGGAAGTGTGAGGTTCAAACCAGTGTTCAGGATTGTTACTGATCCCCGTTTCGTCTACTGCTGGTTGATCATTTTGTCTTACAATATACCAACCTGCACCAGCTTGTATGGTGCCGCCATGGCCATGAAGTATGCCTCTTTCCTGTACGTTTGTGCCTGTAAAATAAAGTTTCAGCGGCCACTTAGGGTATGGCTGGTTTGCATTAGGTGCATATAGCTCTATCCTGTTAGGATCCAAAGAAGTTGGTGAACGCATGTATACTTGAGGAGTGGCGTCTTTTACATAGTGATTGCCAGATCTTTCATAATTCTCAGGGTCATATCTAAAACCAGGTTGATTTGGTGCTATGTATACCCTGCCTCTAATATAAGTTCGATCTGGTGTACTCAGTCCGCCTATCATTTCATAGCCTGTATCTTCTCTGAAGTTATACTGGGTGAACACTGAACCCATGTTTACCTCCATGTAGTCCTTTGTAATTATGAGTTCCTGCTTATCAGTAGTGGGATCCGTATACTCACTCACAGGGTGACTATAATCTGGATGCTGTGGACCAAACTGTGGCCAGCCTACCAGTCTATAACTTCCAGGGCCACCCTCATCCAGCATAATTTTAACCTTTTTCTGATTCATTCTGGAAGTACGTATTCCTATTATGAGGTTCATATCCTCACCTTCTTTGTATCTTCTGCCGTTTGTTACACTTACTATACCTGTGGGAACGTATACACGATTTTCTGTAATGTTGGCTTTAACCTTAGAAGTAGTGTTAACTGCTTTGCCATAGCCATTGGCTGCAATGGCAAGGAACTGTAGACCCCAGGTAACATTTTGAATATAGTTTTGTAAATCGCTTCGCCACCCACTTTTCCAGTTACTGAATACCAGGTTATTATACCCTTGGTTAGTGATTACATTCTGACTATTGTTTGTCCCAAAGGTTGTATTCGGTCTAGAGCCAACCGGCGCCCAACCATCTTTAGAACTACCGCTGAAAGCACTGGTGGCCCAAAACCAATTATAACCATCATTAAAAGCCGCCTTGTTACCCCAATATGGATTATATACAACCCATCTATAATAAAGTGTGCCTTCACCATACGTGTGCCAACTCACATGTGGTGTATTAGAGTGAGTAATACTTTTTGTAGGGGCGGCGGCAGTTACACTACCGCCATCAATGTTTTCGGTATATGTCCATTGTGAACTGAAGCCATACGATGTGCCCCACTCATTAATCTCATAAGTTGTAAAATCGTAAACTCTTAGATTAAACTGGTCACGAACTACACCACCAACCAGTAATTCAATTTTAAATTGCTCAAAGTTTGTCGCAACACCACCATATGGTGAGTCCTTGCGAGCATACATGGTAAATTTATCTCCGGCCCTAATCTTTGTATCTGTTGATTCAGTAACTGTAGCGTCACGATTATATGTGGTGTTAGTAGGTATCGAGTTAAAATTACCAATATAAGAAAAATCGGCTTCACCAGTACCATCATTACCAGCATAAGTTCTGGTGTACCGCCACTGGTATCCTACGTCCCCCAGATTATCTATTATGGTTTCCACCGTAAATGCTGTGTCTTCATTAGTACTCCAGGTCTTTACTCCATCAATGTAACCTATGTAGTCCACCTCGGGTACCCGGGTTTGGACAAAAATTTTATAAGCCGGTGGGCCATATACAATGGTTAGATTTTTAGAAACCGCAGGAGTCGAAGTGCTGGTTGGATTCTCTGTGAACATTTGTAGGATAAATTTTTCTGTGGCTGTATCGCCATCGAATCGAGTTGTTATCTGAAACACCTTTTCACCTATGTTCCTGGGATTAGTAAATTCCATAGGCAGTTCAAAGTCACCACTATCAGATACAAAATCACCGCTAGTAGGGTTGCCGCTGGAAGTAGGGTCTGCAATCACTCGCCAGTAGTAATGGTGGTCATCTGGCATATTGACTGCTCTAAACTTCTCAGTGAAAACACCCCCGTTAACTACACCACTAGTACCAGTTAAAGTATAATCGGGTGTCAAGGGCATTATATCCACATTAATCAGGTAATCATCATAAGTATAATTTACTGTGATGTTCGTTTCCTGTGGGTCGTACAGTGCTTGTGTTGCTGTACATTTCATACGAAATTTAATCTGATCCAGTGAGGTATCAGTAACACTGTTCCATTGTATCCTGTGATGCCCACCGGTTCCGTACTCCACGTCATCAGGATAAGGAACTATTGGATACTCGGAATCATTAATAGATCTCCAGCCCACATCTCCTACTGTGAGATCATCGTACTTTGTATCTATAGCCGGATCATAGTATTCCCAATCATATACTACAGTTTCTTGTGGGCTTCTACCGTATGCTGGATCAAACACAACTTTTAATCCAAGTTTATTTGGATTATATTGAGTTCCTCGCCACCTTAGCATTGGGTCTGGAGGAACAGGAAAACTATTGTCAAAGGTGTACTTAGCTATACTATAAGTACCTACACGGGCTCCGTCATCCCCCCTATAGTCATTCCAAAACGCATCTTCTGCAGATGGTGTTACTATTGGATCCGCTGGTTGATAAGGTGTATAATCTACTGTAATAGTATCACTAATTTTTTCACTTCTGGAAACTTCTCTTAGTGCTCCTAATTCACCACCGTACGGTACCAGGTCATCGTTTAAAGCATATGATATTGCTGTGGTTTTAACTCTGAAATAATATGTATTTTCAGCCCTTGTAGACAAGCCGAAACTGTCTGCAGCTTGACCTACATCAGTAAAAGTACGAGTTTGCGATGTGCTCCAAGTATTATTACCGGTGTTCAGTTCTTGCCACTCCACAATAATTTCTCTTCTGGTGATGTCTGGACGCCAAGGAACAATCTCGCTATTACGTGAATCTACATTAACCACCACATCCATATTAATCAGGGTGTAATTGCTCCAACCATTAAATGTATCATTGCCTAAGGCAAGCGTAATTGTTGGATCAGGATATGCGGCAAAATATCCCACAGAACCCAAAAAGTCGCTAAATGATAGTGGTCCGTTTTCTGGTAGTACTCTGGCAAGTTGTATCTCACCACTGGGTGTTAGTATGGGAGTTCCGTCAGGTCTGCGACGACCATTGGGATAATATATGGGCATGCCATAGTAATCCGATATCTGAAAGACATCGATTGGCGCTTCGTTGGGATTGTCAGTTAAAAAGTAACTGAACTCATCTCTTATATCGCTGGCTCTTATTGGGATTTCAATGGCCATTAAAACAATTCCTACCTTTACCTATTATTTGGAACGCTCTAGCTCATCTATCTTAGCCTGCAATTCCTCCACTGTACCACTTAGTTCTTTGACGGCTTCCACAAGCAGTCCCACCATGTTGCCGTATGCTACTCCCAACATACCATCTGGTGTACTGTCGTCCTGTGTTACTGCTTCAGGCAGTACTTGTTGCACTTCTTGTGCTACTAAGCCGGTGTAACGTTTAGTATCTTGTGGTTTATCTGATCTATTGTATGTATAACCTGTTAATTCTTTTACTTTATCAAGTGCATGCGGTATAGCACTTAAATTTTTCTTTAATCTTAAATCACTGAATGCTGTGATGTCACCATCTGCTGTGATGCCACCAGTTGTGTTGAACCTGATTGTTTGTCCCTCAGAGTCCACAAAATCCAATGTACCAGTATGGTTAATTCTCGTACCGCCCAGTGTAATATTAGCATTTATTGTTGTGTGACCCTGAAAAGTTTTTTCACCTAGCACAGTTTGATTATAGTTTCCGGTACGCACAAAATCCCCTGGCTCAAATCCGTCCAGTGGTGTAACACGGGTTATGTCAAACTCACCTGACACAGAGTTATAAGATAAGTTTGAAGTGTTAGCCACACCAAATTGACCACGCATATATGGTACATTTGCTCTGTAATCATAATCGTATGTTACAAGTGTAACTCCGTTAACTGCGTCTTCCACAGTAGTTGTGGTTTCAGTAAAATCTATACTGTTGGTAGTGCTTGTGAGATTAGCAATGCGTTTGGGTTGAGGTTTGAACACCACATTGCCTGTGCTACCCAGTACTAGCATGTCGTCATCATTACCGGCACTTGTTGGTAGAGTATAACCGTCTATTATTACAGTATTAGCATTTATAGTGTTTGCGTATAGATTTTCAATTCTGTTGTCCGCATTACCAATGTTGCCACCGCCTCGTGTTTCTAGGTCTCCATACACAACAACATTTGTGATGTATGCATTGTTTAGCGGAGACAGTGCTGTACCAATATCAACTACACTACTACCATTATTTTGTATACCGCCAGATGTACCATTACCTAAAAATAAATTTGTGATATAACCATCATTAAATGTAGTTGTTGCATTACCTAAATCGTAAGTGTCATGTTGATTGGAAATCAGGTGTGCATTTTTATGATAAACATTGCTTGCTGTGATATTGGCACCATCAGCACCAAACTCACCAGTGTTTAAATTGTAACTGGCATTTGCACGTTCGGATACTTCTGCAAAATTAACACGGCCCTGATCATCTGTTCTTATATTGATACCCGGACGTATAGTTATGCCTATTCCACCTGATTGACTTAGTTGGTTATAAAAATTGTGTGCTGTACCACTTACCCCACTATTACCATCTGCGGCTGTGAAAATGTCTGAGTGTCCACTAAAAATCGCAATTATTTTTTCGTTATTGTAATAGTCAGCACTCTGATATAACTGCTGGTTTGTATACACCAATGCTAATACACTGCGTGATACACCATCAGTGTCTAATAAAAATATATGTCTTATTCTGCTACCATACTCTGTGGGTGTGCCACCAATACTGGCGCCTGAGTATGTAGACTGTGTATCAATTACACCTGCAGCTAATGAAGATTGTCTAAAATCTGTTCCATCATGAATATAAAATAAGTTTTCTGTTGTATTAAAATATGCTGTACCAGGCTGTTTTTGGCTAAAATCATTATTGGGTGCAGTAGCCGATACTATAATACCTGTGGGTATCCATGCACCTGATGTGCCATCTTTAACACGAATTTTTTTATATACGTTATCGTACCATAATTGGCCGTCAACTGCTTTATTTGGAGGACTACTGTGTGCAAAATTGTCTAACATGTCCACAGTTGTGGACGCCACAACTGCACCATAATTTTCATAATTACGACCTATTAAATCAACACTGTAGTCCTGATTAAGATCGCCATCAGGTATAATTATGGAATCGCCGCTTCTGTTATTAATTACATATGGCACGTTTTATCCTCTTAACTTAACTGTACTCTTACTGTGTAGATAACTTCTATCACACGGTTAGCACTTTTTTGCACAGGGTGGAATATCACATGTGTCAACATAGTGCTTGTATTAATTCTTTCTTCTTCTGTTGCCAAGGTATCATCACTTGGGTAACTAAACAGTGCTAATTCATCGAAAACATATTCACCTTCGTTCGTTAAACTGTTATCAAATTTACTTTGCCCGGAAGGCTCGCCATATGATAATGTACAAGTAACTTTGATGTCAGTATAACTACTTCCTGGTATGATATCAATTCTGTTATTATCTTGGTCTGTATTTACAGAGCTTGCACTTACTGGCTTCCAGTATGTTCTACTATATAAGTTAGCACCTGATTCGTATGCTTCTGTTACCCTGGGTGCTTTGTAGGAAACTTTACCAGCAGTGTCAACACTTGTTGCACCATTACCAAACACCATGTAATGAATGTATGCACCTGATTGGTTGTTCAATGCCTGTGCAACCATGTACGCCATGTTACCGTAGTGGATAGCATTTCTCTTGTTTACTAACTCTTCTCCGGTTTCTTTATCTCTGATTAGAATATGACCGCTTACATTGACGCCCATTTTATCATCAGGCTTGCTTGTGCTGGATTTCATTTCTTTTAGTTCCTGTTCTTTTTGATTGTTGCTCATACTCTTATTTATCGCTTTTATTAAATACAATGTTAATTATAAGTTATGCAAGAACCTCATAATACTGTTAAGTGTTGTGTAGTCTGCGTTAGCTCTGTCAGCCAAACTTTGTGCAGACTGTCCAGCAATAACTGCGTTGTCCCAAGTATCTCCTGCTTCTTGGCCAGCATAATTGAACGACGACAATGTAACTGTAGCACTTTGTACAAACACATTACTAAACATTACATCTCTGTGATCAGCAACCAGTGTTACATTAGAACCGCTAATTTGATCCACTAATACAACTTGTGCGTTACTGCCATTTGTTATTCTGACACCTTCGTCCACTGCAAGATTAGCATTACCACTTAATTCTAATACTGCTGATGTAACATTACCATTTGCTGTTGTTACCGTTGTAACATTAGCAGATACATTACTGATTGTGATATTACTGTTGGATATTTCGTCCCATGCAACTTGTACGTTCCAAAGGTTATCGTTAGGATTACTTGGTGTCAAGTCTATCGCTTCGTCCCAACTTGCAGGCAGCTCGTATCTGGTACCTGTATCCAACCATATATTTGCTGCTGGGTTCAAGTGGTTAAACAGTTCAGTAAACTCTCCACTGTATACCTCTGTACCATCTACGTGATCCTGTATTGTGGTGCCTGCAACACCGCGTGTTAGCAAACTAATTGTTTTTCCACTGCGCCTTGCATATTTTATCTGCTCACTGCCTACCCAAATAACACCAGGGTCTCTGGTTGTAGGATCAATTAGGAAATTGTCATTGTCCAGTGTTATCTTTTCACTATACGAATAAACATTGCCCACAATATGTGTAGTGGTTTCTGGTCTGATTCTTAAGTAATCTGTAGAACCAAATAAATTTAGATGAACCCTGTGCTTAACTTCTGCACCATAAGGAATCTTTTCAACCACTAGTGCTGTTGCATCATTTGTTTGAACATCAAAAGAGCCCTGAGCTGCGTCTACATTTGCTGTGTCCCAACCGTTAACAGTGTCTACATAATATACAGCATCTGTTTCATCAGGGTCACTGCCTGAAATAATATTTGTTATTGTGCCATCATTAAAATGTCTGAATTCCACATTTGCAACGGACACATAATCGTTATTACCGGACACACTGCTAAATGTATATGAAACATTTTCCCAGGACTGTATGACATAGTCTTTGTCCACTAACACTGTTTGTGTGGTTGTTGGCACAACAGCCCTTGCATAAAAATCCTTGCCTGATGCTGATAATGTGCTGCCTGTTGGTATAAACAAACTTAACGGAGAGCTTAATGTTATGGTGTTATTATTAATATCTAAAATTTCACCCAGCAGATTTGAATTATAATATAGTATCTGCCCAACTCTAGCATTTACATTACTTAATAGTTCTATGGTGTTTTCAGTAATTGATTTATCACCAAATGTTGTTAATCTTATGTCATCTGTTAATGTAAATCTAAAGGAATTATATCCGCTACCACTAACAACGTTAGCAAACCCAGTTATACTACCACTTGAATTAACTATTACATTTGCACTTGCTGGTGTGGTTGGGCCATACCCTGTGCTGTCTGTAATACGTAATGTTGGATTTACATAGCCTATACCTGGATTAACAATTTCTATATCACTAAGTGAAATTCCACTGTGAATTACATTTGCATTTGCAACATCATGCGGATCGTATTGTGTAGTAATAACATTTTCACCCAGTGCAAATTCTGAGGTAGTAACGGTCATAACTAAACTTTCTAGTGGATCAATCAGCGCCATTTCTTCTGGACGTTCTTCGCCGTACAATACTCTCTGGAATGTTACTCCATCAAAACCTTCGTAATTTTCTTCATTTCTACGCAGTGTTACATTGCCTTGCTTATCAGTATCAAAAACGCCTTGGTAATTTACTAATTCTTTTGTGCTGTCCCATGACGTATCACCAACACCTATTGTTGTTACTATACCGTAATTATTTGCATTACGGTCGTCAGTATATGTGGTATCATTGATGCTTAACATGCTGTCAAAGCCTTGGCTATCAAATCCAAACTCTTTGATAATTTGATTTATGTAATTTACATCATCAATTATGGTTTGAAATTTTTGTGCATCCAGTGTTTCGCCACGGAAGTTACCACCCACTTCTTTCTTAAGCAGAGCAAGAGTCCTATCCAGTCCACCATCTTCTATCATGTTGTAAAGTACAGTGCTGTTTGTTATGATATCTGCGTTATTGTAAGCAGTGACATCATCAAAATACGTATTAATTTCAGCAATAAATGTAGCCTTAGCATCTGGTGAGTATGCCAAAATTCTGTCAACAGCACGAATTTCATTCGCCACTTGTAGATACCCTTGAGCATCTGCTTGTAGCGATATATTAGATGTATATAGAGGAACAATGTTAGCAAAGTTTTCTGCAATACTCATATTAACTGGAGTAGTTTCCTTGTTCCAGTTTCTCATGGTTGGTAACCAGTTAGTGCGGTCAAACACTAATTTGGTATTTGCTGTACGTATTGGAGATTGACTTTTATCTGTGACTGTAATATAATCACTGTGTGCAATACTGTTTTGCATTATTTTTAAATCTTCTGGATTGGTTTCATCCAGTATAATCACAGTGTTACTGATATTATCCACATATGGTGGATTATCAAAATCGCTTAATGAGCTCTCACCTATATATTCTATAGGAGTTTTCTTACCATCTTTGTATTCTCTGATTTTACTTGTATAAGGCTTGACCTCATTCATGTAATCCAATACTTTCTGGAAGTTATCTGGTTTAAATCCAGACACTGCTATTAAGTCGTCTTCTTCTTTTTCTACATACAAATAAGAAGTCTTAAATGCCCAATCTAACTGATTTTGTTCCATATATGCATGCTTTAACATAGCAAAGAACAATTTGTTCCACTTGTTAGTGTTTACAAACACTTTGTCTCTGAGAGCGATCAATACACTTCTGAGTTCAGCACTCAGTAGAGGAGTTGTGCTATCAGTAAACACTGCATCATTAAATTGTAGTGTTTCGTCACTAATACTGATTTGTTTAAAATCTGCTGTATTAGAAATATAAATCCACAACTCGCTGGAGTTGTTTTGTTCATTATCAACCTGTATCACTGTACCGTCAGGTAAGTCTTTAAATTTGTATAGCTCTGCTACACTTGAAGTTTTATAAACAGGCTTGTAACTGTCGTCATATCTAATAACTTTATTTGTTTGATTATCAGTTCTGAGTTTTTCATACCAGTTTGTTCTTGACCAGGTATAGCCATAATGCTCTACGTCTGAATCCCATTCAGGATATTGCGTTTCCAGTTTTATGTCTGCAAGTAATTCATTCAGTACATTTGCCATCACTCTACGTGCTTCGCGAATGTCTACAAACATGGTTTGTCGTGGACGGAACCCTATACCGTATTTCTCAGCATAACTTAAAGTGAAATCAGGTACAGTTTGTCCTATAGCATCTTGTGATGCTAAACTGTCTATCAGTTTATCTGACAAGTGCTGTGGCACGTCGCTAGCATCATCATTCTCACGCATTAATTTCCATGCGGTATGCTTTAAGCCGTCTGGATTTAAATTACTGCTATAATTAATTTGTATATGAGTATCGTTATCAGTGATATACTGATTAGTGTTATATAAATTAAAACTTTCTGGACTTACAAATGCAACAACATTTAAGCCATAGCCCACAGGATTACTAATATACTTCGCAATAGTTTCTACATCAAACTGCCTGTTCCAATTTCTCTTTACTCTGTCATCCAGTATTGTGCGGTTTTGTACCCAGTAATAGTAATATTGTTCGTATTCACCTGTAACAGGATCATGATGGCGCTCTGTGATATATCTGTCTCTCCATCTTGGAGAGCCGTTGCCGTTCCAGTTTTGTGGTAATGCTTTACTCTCTACCCATTCACATACTGTAACAGATGATCCTGGGAATGTTCTACCCCAATGTCTGTGACGTTCCTCATTGGTGCCTTGTTCGTACCACTCGTACCTAATAGTACTAGTATCCCACCAAACTTGACCTACCTTGGTTCTACCAAAACTACTTCTGGTATTTGTGTATGCAACAGGATCAATTTCATTGATGTGATGTATTTCATTTTGTATCACGCCAGGCAGTACACCTTTGAATGGATCCCATAAATTTAGATCACTGTTCTTGATTCCAGTGTCTCTATCATATGCTAAAACATTAGTTATAAATTTAGTGTCTGTTAAATTACTCTGGGACCTGATTGTTTTACCATTTTCTAAATACGCCCAACCACCATTATAATTGTCTACCCATGCATTTGCTTGGTTGTGTACTTCTGGTATTACTATGGTATCTTCAATAGGAGTTGCATATAAACTTATACTATTAAAGTCGTTAAATCGTTTACTGCTGAAAATAGATACATCAGTAGTTTGCTTGGGTTCTGTAGAACCCAGCCTTAATTTATCACCATAAATGTTTGTTAGATCGTATTTGAAAAGCTCTGTAATAACCGTTTTGTAACCACCATTAAAAATACTGTTATTATCATTTAATGGAACTGCAGGCGGCATTCCAGTATATGGAGCACCTGTAGCACCTGGACTCAAATATAGTGGAGGATTATTAGCAGGGCCAACTTTGTCCACACAAAGTAAACTTAGCACCGCGGTGTTTTCCAGACTTTGTAAGTCTGACGGCAGTCCTGTTACATTTGCTAAATCACTTCCTGTCAGTGCACCAAAATATTCTGAATCATAAAACTGATCTATTATGGCATTAGCAGAGTCGTTTGTTAATGTGGGATCATTCAGAGTGGCTTCTATACAAAGCATTGCTGTATTGTATGTGCCTTTTGGTAATCCAAGTTTTTCTATGAAGCCTGGGTTTGGTTCATCAATTTCAAAACCAGGATAAGTACTAACTAAATCTATCTGTCCAATGTCACCTAAATCTGTAAATTTAAATTTAATATCAGTTGGACTATAGCCTGCACCAGTTAATGCATTGTTTAATGCTCTGGTAAACGCTCTGGGTGTATTTACTTCTACAACTTCGTCTGGCAAGTTAAGAGATTCTTTAGCAGTTCCTTTTTCACTACAGTTAGGCACTTCTTGTGCTGTTAAGAATACCCTAGCACCTGTACCACCTGCAAGTTGATATTCACCTGTTGTTCTGGTACCTTTGTACAGTCCGTATTCAATACTTTTAGGATCCAGTTCTATCAGTCTGTCTTTTCTAAGTAGTTTGCCCTCTGCAAACATTTTTGCCGGACCTTTAAGTCTTAACTCTGTGGGATTAAGAGCAACATAAGTGCTAGGGTCATACGCACCAGGTGAACCAGTATAAGGCTGGAACGATTTACCGTCGTAAAAGAACTCCTGATAAGATGCCCAATCTCCGTGTTTGTATGGTATGAGATCTGATCTATTGGCTAGTGCTGCTTGGCTCTCTCTGTAGGAAGCAAGAATTTCTTTTGGATTGTACGTGATGCCACCAACTGTCTCTGAATCTTCTAAAGATTCTTCTGTTCTGTTTAACAAATCTGCCAGGTAAGATGATTCCACAGGAAACTGTAAACGGTACTGTGTTTTAGGTCTGCCGGCGGCCAACCATCTCATGTACCAGATAACAACCTTGTTGCCCCATTGATCTTGTGTTGCAGCCAACAGGGCTGCAAGACCGGCTGAGTTAGCAGGGCCCTGCCCATTGTCTTCCACTTTGCCCACAATCCAGTCTTTGCGGCCCTCCCACTCCTCTGGATCGTCCATACCATCAATAACCAAGTCACTGTCATTGACAAATATGCCTCTGCCCGATTTAAAGTTACTGTATCTGGTATACTCTGGATGTTCTTTGGTACCGTATGCTATATTGTTCCTGGAGGGGTCTACCACACCCAGGGTATTA